CACTGTTGGGAATGCCATCAATTTTCCCTATGTGTGGTTTAATGTTGCCCCTTTGGATTTGTGTACTAATGCTGCTTTTGATGACAATGTTGAGTTTGGTGTGAATGGCGATGACAATTTGTTTTCTGTGTCAGAAGCCGTGTCCCACTTTTTCAATCCTATGCAGGTTGCGGCCCAATTTTCAATCCTTGGGCGTGAATACACTGCGGCTGACAAGGAGTCTTCGATGCGTTTTAAGAAGTTGACTGAGTGTCAGTTCTTAAAACGCACCGTTAATACTACCTTGTTTCCTGGTCTTTATGTTGCTTGTTTGCCGACCGAGGTTATACTCGATTGTGCTTACTATATTCGTAAATCGGACAATCCGTCTGCGCGTGCTGTTGACAACGCTAATGCTTCCTTGTCCTTTGCTGCGCACCGTGGTAAGGAGTTTTTCTCCCAACTAAGGGCTGCGTATAGCGCTGTTTTGATCTTTTCTGAACCTCTCCTTACATGGGAGTCTGCTCTTGCTTTCATGTATCGTAAACACTATGGGCGCTAACTTTTGTGTAGTTTATAACACACCTCGTTGCTTGGACGCTTCTGTTGTATGTCTACTTGTTATAGGCCGTTTCCGCGTGCAAGTAGGGTCCTTTTAGCGGTACGGACTTCAATGTGTCTATCATGAACACCCAAATCTCTCAAATTGTTTCTCCCGCTGGTCTTGAAGTGCAGGGTCCTGGCGACTTTATGCATCTTGCAAGTTCTTTGATTCCCGATCGTAATTGGGATCTCGTTAATGTTGTTGATCGTTATGCTTATGTTTCTTCGTTTAATTGGGTTCTTGGTAGCCCCCCTGGGACAATTCTCACTTCTGTTGCTTGTCCCAGTGGGTTGGCTGCTACAACCCTTATGCGTGTACCTTTTCAGAATTTTGTACTTTGGAGGGGTGATATCTCTGTTCGTCTTGATGTCCCCGGGACTGTCTTTCATGCTGGAAAACTTGTTATGTTTTTCACCCCTGACATCCCTGTTGTTGACATTGACCAATTTTATTCTGGTCCTCATGTCATCATTGATGCCTGTGGGTCGTCGTCTGCTGTGCTCACTATGCCCTACAACTTTCAAGAGGAGGCTTTCGACATGAATGTTGGCAATGTTACTAGTTTCTTGTATATTGCTGTGCTTACTGACCTAACTGTTGGTGCTGGCTCTACTGCCGACATCAAGTGTACCCTTTCTGCTTCGTTTCCTCGTTCTGAGTTTTTCCTCCCTCGTGTTGTTTCTGTTACCCTGGATTCTGTTTCTCCTCCGTCCTGTTCTTCGCGTAAGCGTCTGACTATTCAGGGCAACTCTGTGCAGAAAATAACTAATCGCACTTCCAATTTCAATGCTGGTGGTAATCTTAGTGCTCCTGTTGAAGAACATGGTGATACTTTTGATCTTACTAACCGCGTTGATCCGACTATGTCGACTGCTGTTGGCGTTGGTGGTTCTACTCCTACTGCTAATCTTGCACCTCCCGCTTCTGCCATGCCTGCTGTTTCTGTTGCTAAGACCGGTCATACTGTTCCTGTTCGTCCTGGTCCGGCAGCTCCCACTATTGCTTCTAAAGTTGTGGACCATGTCAAGACTTTGGTCACCGAAAAGAACATCGGTATGACCATGGATGCCATTCGTGAGCGTTTTCCTGTTATGCGTGGGACTGCTCACAATGGTACCCCTACCCCTGAACCCATGAGTGCTACCACAGGTGCCATGGATCTTGTTGCTAACACTTGTGGCCCCATTTTAACATGGGGTGTCAATCGTCCTAACTATACTACTGCTACCGACTTGGAGCCAGTGTACGAAATGAAAATGTACGCCGGTTCTGAGGCTTTGTCTACCCCCGGTGATTTCTTCACCGATGTTGATGAGATGCGTGTTGACTATCTTGTTCGTAAACCGGGCTATCTTGCTACCTTTGATTTTACAGGTATTAACACTGTTGGTCAAGATTTGATAGATATCCCTATCCACCCTACATATATCTACGAGCTCAATGCCGCTGGTTATTTATCCACCGGCGCTTCTGTTCCTTGGGTGACCTATCTAGCAGGCATTTCTGACTATTGGTCCGGTGATCTGGAGTACACGTTCCTTATGAACACCTCCAGTTTCACTAGTGGTTCCCTGCTGTTTGTTGTGAACTTTGATCCTACTACTACTGTTGGTAGCTTGGCTGATTGTGCGAATCAATACACAATCCTTTATGATCTGGCCAATCAATCTCGTCGTATCACTATTCGTGTTCCTTTTATGTCTGCACAGAATAGTATGCACACCAAATGGGGGGCGCTTGACGGGAATAACACCTCGTCAAATGTTACCTATCCTGGTGTGCATCTCAATGGCACGCTTTCTGTTTTTGTTGCTGCTCCGCTTGCGGTCACTGGGGGCTCATCCTCCACTGTGACTATTGATGTGTTCATTGCCGGCGGACCAGATTTCCAGCTTGCTGGTGTTTCTGGTTCAAACTGGTTTATGACTGATTCGTACCTCTACAATAATATATGGGCTAACACTGGTCCAACCTTTGATGAGGGCGATTCTGCCTCTTGTGTTGTTGTTCCTTCTCCGCCCGCTTCTATTGCTTCAGCGAAACCAGTGGGTTTGATTGCACCTGTAACGCGTAAGCGTCTTACGATTCAGGGTGACACCAACACCACTGGTTCCACTGTCAGTACTACCGGCTTTGCTACCAATGCCGATGAGTGGACTGCTGAAGCTATTCCCATATGTCCTAAATCTCGCATCTTCCCGATTTCCCAAATTTCTGGCGAACGTTTTTCGAGTCTTCGTGATTTGTTAAAGCGTCGTTGGTATTGTGGTAGTTTGGATCCTGCACTTGGACTCCCGCA